AAAAAGTATTTAATTATTTTTATTAACTTTTTATTTTTTTTAATTAATTTATAATCTCTTATTTGGCAAAATATCACTCGATCTGGGACTTTTACTCGATGTGTTCATACATCATAATGAATCCCTCTCCATTGCATTGCACTCCCATTACATTGTAATCAATCCACTCTACTGCATCTTCAGTAGTCATTCCTTGTTTCTCGTAAAACGAAATCATTTTTTGATAATCGTATATTAACAAACCATCATCTGAGACTCCCGCTATGGTGTCTTCTAAACCCGTTAATATTAAAGCTCCGTCCTTAAGCATTGAACCAAGATGGTGTTTCTCTCTTACTCCACTTAGCAAAGTAAGATTTCTCTCCGTTGTAGTATGACCTGTAAGCAGTAACAGAACAATCGTTTTTGTATTGCTCTGGCATTGCTTGTGCGAATTTAGTCAATCCTTTGCGTGGTATATTTAGCTTGTGGTAATTAGATCCGCACCATTGGATAGTATTAAGAGACTTATGAACCTTACCATAGCGTCTAGTATACTCTTGGCACATAGCATAAGCATGATCTATTAACCATTCGTAGTTCTCTGCTGATTCTCTCGCCCACTTGGTGCAAGGGTGGTTGTAGAATGCTCTCTTATATGGAGCGTCACCATTAGGGAACACAGCGCAGAGCATTTGTGCCGACTCTAGAATCATTTTGACTACATGTTTATCGCACAATTGTTGTGCGGCGGTCTTGGGGTCAGTGTCTACTGCAAATATGTTCATGGTATTTTATATATTGTGACCTAGCTTGCGAAGGAGGTCAAGATATTTTTTTGATTCCTTAAATCTATCTTCATGCCTACCTGCTAAATGAAAAATGTATGGTTTGTTTTTAAGTTTTGATAAAGCAGCCCTCTCTCCCACATTATAATGTTGCAACTCAGAGTAAGGCAGAAGTTTTGATATTTCATTTATGCCATCAACATTATCCTTCACAAATCCCCTAACTATAGCTTGATCCTCTACCCAATTTGTTTTGGGACAAAGAAATCCATCTAAAATTCTATCACCACAATATTTATCCTTTAATTCCTCAGAAAAAGCCCACTTTTTTATTATATTTATTACTCTTTTTGTATTTTTGAGTATTAAAACGCCAGAATTAACAGGTGGAGGATTTAAATCATTATCGTCTGCGCTGAATAAAATATCTTTTTTATGTTTATTTATTAATTTTTTTATGGGAGGAGAGATATTGTAGAAAAAAGCATCAGCATCCATCCACACAACATAATCATAATTATTTATGTGTTCAAGTATGAGAGGGAATCTTTCCCAATGTGGATTTCTAGCAGGAAGATTGCCACGATCTGTTGTCCAATAAGTTTGATAGAATCTCTTAGATGATTTTATTAGATCGTAACCGTATTTGTCACAGTAAACTTTATTTATTTTAAAGCAGTTATCCCCATAGTTTTTAACGTGATCATCATACCACATTAAAACAGCTACATTCATTTTTCCATATCTCCCTCTCCCACAGCATACGTTTGTTTGTAATGAAGACCTTCATTACCATTTTGTCCGATAACGTTCATACGTTTTTCTGCTTCGATTTCTTCTTCTCCAGTCGGTAATTTGGCAACTGGTCGTTCGATCTGGGATCTTTGATCTAAAAGCATAGCTTTGGCAAGGATGGCATAGTTTACTATGTCATCGCAAGCATCTTCTACAGTTTCATTTGGGACAGATAGCTCACTGTCATTGGTGAATGAATAAATTCTTTTTATTTTGTCGATTACACGGAGAAGCAAGCCCTGCACAGGATGAATGTCTAGTATTTTAGATGCATTAAAATTAGCGAAAGGGTCAGTAGCACTTTTGCCACCAGTGTAATCGCTGTTTTTCTTTTGCATGATTACCCTGCAAGCTCTGCACGTATCATCGTGAAGTTTAAGTAATTCTTTAGTGTTCATTGTTTAATCCATTTTATTAATTTTTCTATATCATACAAGTCTTTTTTTTGCATTGCAACCCTATCGCCATAGCCATAATTAGCTACCGAATGTCTTTGCTTAAAAACTTTTCTGGTCGTAAAGCCCCCTATCTCTACGCAGCTACCCATTGAATCTTCAAAAGGATAAGTAACCATAGCAAAATCAGTTTTAAAGTCTTTTAAAGAATTAAAATACAAAGCACCCCCTCTATATTTAGTGGCTTTTATTTGATAAGTTCTCCCCTTTAATGTAAAATCCAAACCATTATCTCCAGATAGTTGAACACTATCATCAATCTCAGCATTGAAAAGTTTACTGAATGCCATCTCACCTTTCAAGCCAATGATGTTCATTTCTAAATCATCTGTCTTTTGGCAAAACCTACGATTCCACGCTTGCTTTTTTGTATCATTACGAATGTGAGCAATACGATCTATTTCTTCTAAGTCTTCTGAGGTTAATTGAATAATCATTGGTTTTTTTTGATCTCCTCCTTTGCTTTTTTATAGAAATCATCTCGTTCTTTTTCGCTCATAGAATCATATTCCTCTTCTGTTAAATTCTCTGCCTCATAAAGAGCCATATCTATTTCTTCGTTAGTGGGATAACGAACCTTATGTTTGTCAGCCTCTGGGATTACACCTAACCAACAGATACTTTTTTCTTCTTCTTTCATGATAATTCTTTTATTAAACTTTCCATATCTCTCATTTGAGAGTCTTCCTCTAACCAAATATTATCGCAAATTGTTTTGCGATACACCCCGTTATCATCTACGTCTTTAGCATAGTTCCATCCCTGTAGTGTTACTTTAAAATCTTTTGTGTCTCCTGCTGTCGTTGTCCAAACAACAATAGCTTCATCTCTGACGTAAGACTTCAATTGTTTTGGAGGAATACATCTCTTGAAGTCATCCCACTGATGAGGTCGTAGACCTTTTATTTCTATGCATCTACCTACTATATCTAAATCACCCTTTAATTTTTTGTTTTTAAAGTTAACAAAGTTAGAGGTGATTCCCCTATTATCAATGTGCCTTTTGAGCCACACTGTAGTTGCCACTTCAGACTTAACGCCAACTAAATTACTACTTATTTTATTGTGGTTGTAGGAACCAGACCCTAGTGTGTTATTACCCCCATAATGATCCACTATTTTTTGGGCATGGTCCCTACACCATTTTAGCTGTGTGTCTGAGAGCGAAACCTCAATCATTTGATATTGGTTTTTTAGCTAAATGAGTCGAGGAGATGCTATATTCTGTAGAGTATTTAGTGCCTTTAGCTACTGAAGTGTAGGTAAAACTGTCTTGTGGGTCAGCAGGGCGACCATAACCCCTATGCTTTTCAAGCGTCTCTAACATTTTGCATAGTTGATATTTGGTTAGGGTAACGGCAACTGAAATTTCTTCCTTCTTTTTAACTTCTTCACTGGCCGAACCACCGCTAATACCAACGGTAATACTTTCTATTTCTACTTCATGGGTCTTTAAAGCTTGTCCTAAGACAAACCCAATACCCGCAACGAACATGATTATAATGTATTTTTTCATTAATCTACTAGTAAGTTAAAAATTTCTTCGTCAGTAAAAGCTTTGGGGTTTTGAGAGGCTTCAATCAGTAGGTCTTCTTTAGTTGCTAATTCTTGTCTCACTTGATTATAAGTTCTAGAATCTAAAACTAACTCTCTTGTTTCTATATCATAGACATACAAGTCTTCATGGAATCTAGTATACTCAGCAAAGTAGTCAAGCACATCTTCAATTGTAGGTAAAAGCTCTAGCTGTTGGTCATCGTATGAGTTTTGTATTCTGATCTCATATTTAAATGTAACCATAGCTACATCATCCTTAGGATTGTCGGGGTCAATGGGAGGTTGCATGGGAGGTGTAACCTCTTTAACAACGACATCTTCAATGACAGTATTAAAAATATCATCATACTCAACTGTCTGCTCGTCTATGAAGAAAATAAATACCTGCATACACACAAATACTATCAAACCAAACAGCAACCCTGCCCCCAATGCTTTTATTAAATCTTTTTTATTCATCTTCGTCTATTTGTTTTTGGTAAAAGTCTTTAGTCCACCCATCATTATAGGGGCTGTTAGCTTCTATTTGTTGTTTAAGTTCTTGTTCCTTTTTCTTTTTTCCTTCCATTCTACGGATATGTTTCTCCCACATTCCCTCCTCTACTTCTTTATCATCACTCTTATGATAAGGAGTGAAAGCTTGAGTTAATCTGCGTATCCTTTCTTGTTCCCGCAGGTTCATATATACCTGCACTGGAAATTTCAAGAATGAATCAATCATGGTTGCGAGACCTATGAACACAGCAAGTAAGACACCAACTGTCAAAGCCGCAACAATAGAAATAAAAACATGAATTATCTTGATATAAGTAGACATTATTTAAATAGCAAACTCGTTAACATTATAAAAGCAATAATAAAAAACAACAAATAAATGAAAGCTTCTAGTCTAGACATGTCGATTTAGGGTGAATTCTTCGACATGTATTACAGTCATGTCGTCACTCTCGACACATGTTCATCAGGAAAATATTTTTCCAAACACGCAAGCCTATCATCTGAATCAACCAAAAGCCCCAAAGCTTCAGTCGCATTCTTCCAGAAATCTTCTGTAGAGTGATCGCCAATACCTGCGGGATGATCTGCAAGTAGATCTAAAGAAAGAAGAGCTTTCTTTTGGTCTGCGATTGCTTGAGATCGCAACATTTCATATAACTGTTGTTTCATTTTTTTTCTCTCTGTTTGCGCTCAATGTAGCGTTCTTGTTCTGAATTAATTCCCATAAAACGGCAAATAAATAATACAAACGCTATCCAGGCGATAACAATAAATATCCATAGTAGCATGGACTCCGATTATATGCAGTATTTGGGGAGAGTCAAGAGAATTTTTCAACAATTCTGAAAAAAGTGTAATTAAGAGGGTATGCCACTAAATTTATTAGGAGAAATTCATTCAAGCAATGCTTCGGGTTCAGGGGATTGGGCTAGTTTTAGAAGTGAGGTTACTGGTATGTATATTCTAAGCGGTGGATACCCAAGTGGATCATCAGAATGGTATTCCCAACATTTAATAAGAGAATATAACAGAAATATTAGTTCTCGTTATGAAGCATGGACGGGAACATCACCTGTAACGACAGGATTATTTATTGATCCTTACAATGCAGGATACAGCTATCAAGGAACGGGAGATTTTAGGGACTATCCTTAAACTTTTTCCAAAGGTATTTGATATTTAGAGTATGGCAAAAACCAATGCTCACAGCCTTCTAAAACATCTTTAAGCAAAACCATTGACATCATATCTTTTCTACCCTTACGGCGATATCCTTTATAAAGACACTCATCTACTTTATTGACAGTCTCTCTTAAGTTGCATTTTTCTTTTGCTAGATTATATAAATCCACATTTTTCACATGGAGAAAGAACGCTCCGAAATCAAAAGCTATCCACAAGGGAGTGCCATTCTCATTGCACCAACCCTTCTTTCCGTTCACATTAAGAAACTCTAATAAGATTTTACCCTCCCGTGTGGAGTTTTTTAATCCTTTTAAATCTACTGTTTCCCCATTTACAACAAAATCAACATGACCTATATCTTGGATTTTGCCTGTCTTTTTAATGGTAAGACCTGAAGATAAACAAGAATGATGGTATCTCTCTGTAGACTCGTCTATAAGCCTTTGTGTATGAGCCACATGACTTGACCCTGATAAACCTTTTGCTTTATTAGAAATCATTTCGTCCAACCCTTGTTATACATAATACCATCACTTTGTTTTTTCCATTTTCCCTCTGGATCATTTTTATAATACTCCTCATATTGGTTTGCTGTTACTCTTACAAAAATGTTGTAAACACCGTAAGCGGTGGGAATTAAAAT